GCTTCTATTAGACTATCACAAAGTTTAATCATTCTTTTAATATCCAATTCAGATACATTACCACATTTTAAAGTAAATTCAAGTTGGTCTTTAATAAATTCTGTTGTATCTGTTTTTCCTTTTAAATAGGATTTGAAGTCAAATTTTTCCATAGTTCCTGTTTTTATATTATCTCTCCTGTAAGAGATGATTTTAATTTATAATCTATTCGCATATCTTCAATATTGAATGCGTTGGTGTGACATATACCATACATTACATAACCATTTATAATAGGATAAATAATTTGATGAATATATTTATTTGATTCATCAATAACACCCATATACTTCTCAATAATATCTGTGTATTGAGCCTTTCTTGAATAACTTACTGTTTTCATAGTTCCTGTTTTTAAACGTTAATATTTCTTGTTAAATAAAGTCCGTATAGAACTACAGACCAAAAAATAGCGTAAACTAAACGCTGACCGAAAGGTGTTAAATGTTTCATAGTGTTTGTTTTTAATTGTTTCTACAAATATACACTACTTTATTAATAACGTGCAAGTTTTTTAACAATTATTTTTAAATTATTTTCATTTTCTCAATGTTTATAAGGCTTTCAGAAGCAAAAAAAATCCCCTCACATTTCTGCAAGGGGACTAAACTAACCAAAAAACTATGAAAAACTAACTATTCAAAGATATAAGATATTATCTAACTTGACCATTTATTATTCTATGGTTATTAACAATGAAGTTTCCTGACTCATCAAACTCTACATAAGCAAATCCGTGATTCCATTTATTGAATGGCATATACTCTGGAGACAATCCTGCTAAACATCCAACTGACCAAGTAGTAACAACATTACCGTTTAAGTCCTTTTCTGAATGTTCTGATGTTTGGTGGTGGTGTCCTACCAATGAATCGCTTTTAGCCCTCATATAAAGACCTCTGGCAGCATTTACAGGACTAAATACACTTTGCCCGAACTCGTGCCCATGAAGGATGCTTAAATTACCTGCTTTAATGATTTGAGTAGATTTGATTTCTTGAATTCCTAATGCACCAAATTGTAAAACAGATGACAATTCAAAGTCAGCAATACCTAATAGTTCTGGTGCAGATACTCGTAAATAGTTTTCCCATCGTGCTTCGTGATTACCTATCTTAAAATATATAGGACAACTAAACTCATCTTTAAGGTAGTTAAGGAAATCTCTTACCATCTCCAACTCTCCTGCTAAATCACGCAATCTTCTATCTTTAATGAATCTTGATGCTTGATACATATCAATCGTATCTCCGTTCAATAATATTGCGTTAGGTTTTAATTTTTTACCATATTCCAATGCTATTTGTAAAGCATCTATGTCGTGGTAAGGAATGTGTATATCGGTAAGTACTAAAATACGATTGTTTCCTTTAGGCATTATGAATGGCATTACTTCCTTATAATCACTTTCAGGAATTTTTTTACTTGCCATTGCTTCTTTCTTTTGTTCTGCTGTTCTCTTAAACATAGTTATCGCTGAATTATATGTTGTATTATCTTCATCCCTCATTCTCTTAATTATTGACCTCGTAGCATCATAATTTTGAAAATCAGAGGGGTGATTTTTAGTAAGTAATGTTGCAAGTGTTCTTGTAGGTATTAATGGATTTTTAGTAAGATATTCAATTATAATATCACGTCTTACTTGTATATCAATTTTATTCATTAATAAGGTGTATAAGGTACATACATTGTAAGTCCGTGTTTTTTTAAAGCACGAAGTACTTGTTTACGATTTCCTTTTTGTTTGTAAGAGATATGAAACCAATCGGCATTAACGTTATTTCCAAACTCCCAAATTAATTGGTCAAATTCTACGTTATTTATTATCCATTCAAAAGTATCTTTGTCGTGTAAGTCCAAATCCATCGCTTCACCTTTGCAATGTTGTGATGATGGAACATAAACACCATTAACTATTTTACCTGCTCCACCTATCTTTTTATTCAGTTTAGCACTTCTGAAACCACTATTGATTTTTATTGGATGTCCTACCTTTGCTCTGATAGGTTCAAAAACATTTACACACAAAAGTATTGCTTTCGTTGTTTGTTCTTCATTCATTTGGTTGTCTATTCCTAATCTTATAGCAGTAGGAGATAGTTCAAATTCTGACTTGGTAACGTGTTTACTTAAATTCATTTCAATTGATTGTTATCGTTGTTAATAATAAATGTAGTGTAAATTAGTAAAACTAATACAAACACCACTATCAAAAAACGATTTTCAATCATCTGTCAAGTATTAATTGTTTAACTGCACTTGATAATTCACTCACATTCTTAGCGAGATTCTTTATCTCTAATTGTGTTTGTTCTTGGATTGCTTGATACTTAAGTCGTGCTTCTTGCTCTACAAGTTCAATTTTGCCTTTCTGCTTTCCTATTTCTTCGGTGTTTTTGCGTACATCATTATGTACAATTTTAAGGAAATAACCGATAATAGTTGTTGCAGTAGCAATAATAAACATCCAAATTTCAGAACTTCCTATTGTCATCTTTGTTCAGCAGTTTGTGCAATAGTGGCAGCTGTTGTACCTATTGCGATTAAATACGAAGATACTGCTACCAATCCAACTGGTAAACTAACAGGAAGTGTTGCTATTGCTGTACCTACTCCTGCAACGATTAATCCGATATTACGCACTTTTTTAAAGAAAGGTGGTGTTGTCGCTTTGATTCTTTTAATTATTCTCATTTTGCTAATGATTTAATGAATGCTTGTAATTTAATGATATTACTTTCTTTCGGTTTATAAGTACCAGCCATAATTAATCGTGTTTTGATTCGGGAACATATCTCCGTTGCTATTTTCGTAGTATTCAGGAAACGATGCTTGATTGAAGCACATATAATCTTTGAATCGTGTTGTATAGTGCTGTGCTATGCTCTGTTGTTTATTTATTAGATAATCAACTTCTTCTTTACTTACTGTTTCACTTGTTTCACTTCCCCCTTTATAAATGCCTTTATTTGCTATTTGATAAGTTGCAAACGGTAAATACTCGTAAAATCCCCAATGTATAACCATCGGTTTTATATAATTTGTTAAAAGTGATACATAAGGTTCTTCTAAAGTATCAGCAACAATATCATCGTTAAATTTCATAAATAGACGTGTACCTAAATACCCCTGTATATGAATATCTTGCCCGATTTTGACAAACTGAATTAATTTATCAGGGTCTACATTGCCATTTAAAGCAGTGAATTTCTTAATATCTTCTGTTGTTACAAATAATGCTTGTGCCATATTATTTTCCGTAATTTGGGTGATGTCCGTTATTTGGCATATCAATAGGTGCTATCTTACTTTCAGCAGTTCCGTAAGGTCGTGGCTTGTATGATTTAGGTATACTTGCTACTTCTTCGGAAGAACTTAATGCCTTATCTTCTACATAGCCTTTACCATCTTTTTTAGTCTTTAGTTTATAAAGTACTTCACTCCAGTAATGTCCACAATTTACACCACCTTTGAACTTAAACAAATCGTAAGGTTGTCCTTTATGACCTAATTGCTTATTCACTCCTGCTCTACTTGCTTTGTCTATATCTTCTAAACGATAAACTACTCCGTTAGCAGTTCTACTCATCATATTAGAACAAAATCTTCGTGTTTTGTCTTTATTATATCGTGCAGAATACTCATACCTAACTTTATAAACTGACTTGTCAAGATTTGAATCTCTGCTTGGAAACGAACTAATGTAATCAGCAAGTTTAGTTAGCATTGATTTTTTAGGTTCGTGTTCTTCTATCCACTCGTCAATACTGCAGTTTGTATCTTTGTATTCTCGCTTATCTACTACTTCCCATTCATCACCCATTGCTTCACCTTGCAATTCTTCAAGAATACTATCTCCTACCTCATCAGTTAAATCTAAATCAGCACTCATATTGACAGTAGTTTCAGTCGGGTCTATGATGGTTAACCTTTCAAAATACAAATCAAGTGAAATCCCGTTAAAAGATAGTATTTGGTCTAAGCCATCAATTATCAACTCTTGGAATGGTTTAATAATAGTATTATAAAAATAAGCAGAAGCAACTTTGATTTCATCAGCGTTAGAACTAAAACCTTGACCACCTTGATTAATTCCTATAAGCATTGAACTTGTTACGTTATGACCATTCAATATCTTATCTCGTGCTTCGGTTGCTAACCACGAATAGTGTTCAGGTGCATCTGTCAAACTTATATCATCAACAGTTGTCGCAAGGTCTTTGTTATTGTTAAAAGAAACAATTACTTTTTGTCCTGTGCTACCTGTTAACTTGCCCATCACTTTACTTGTGATTTCTTTCTGTTGTTCTTTAGTAGGCACAAGTCCGTTGAAGTTGATAACCTTCGTTCCTGAAAAACTATTTTTTATCTCGTTGATTAGGTATAAAGCAATTTCCTCCTCTGCTACGCAATAATCTAAAGCACCTAAATAATCAACAAAACTAAAGTACTTCTGACCTACTGAGTAATGACCTAAAACAAGTACTTCAATACTTTCTGATGAAGTTCCCATAGTGGGAATTCTTGTAGGTGCATAACGTTTAATATCCTCCCAATTATCCGAATAATAGTAAGCGTTTATTTTGCCCTTCTCATCGCACTTCTCAGGTCTTAATAGATTCATAGGTATATGCTCGACCTTTGCTATCTTCTTTCTATCCTTTGTATATATAAGTTGAAATGCACAATTACCTAACATCTTCAAATCCATAATCACAGAACGAAGCATATTTTTACCGAATAGCATCTTCATTTGTGCATATTCGTTTGGCTTCCTTCCTGCATCTTTAGCACTTAAGCCATTTCCATAAATCAATCTTGATATGTTGTTTATACAAGCATTGTTCGTAGTTGAATTTTGATAGCAGTCTATAAGAAAATCATAATATTTATTATGCTCTCCATATTCCACCCATTCATTACGTTTGCTTTCGACAATTTTAGGCTGTGTGTATTGGCTTAAATTGATAACGTGAATATCATTCATATATTATAAATTCGTTGTCAGATGACTTTTGTACATATTCATCCTTATTAATTGTGTATTCCGTGATTTCTTGGTTTGTGCAAAATACTTTATCCTTATAAACTACATTTCCATCGTCATCGAATATAGTAAGCGAATAAAAGTTACCCTCTTTAGTATCTACGATGTGCGTAATCTGATGGTAATATCCGATACGTTCAGGAGATACGTTATAACTATATACCTGCCCACTACTTTCATTGACTAAACGTAAATTTATTCCTGTGTAATATCTCGGAATAAACTTAAAAGTCTGCGATGTATTTTGCTCTTTTAGGATAATCATATACTTATATAACTTACTATCCGTGTTTTTGTTTTAAATAAAAAAAGGGACACATCTCTGCATCCCTCTTTTATCGTTGTTTAGGTATTAATCAGCCGTAATTAAATTACCATCTACCAAAGTAACCATACCTGATTCTGTAGTAGCATTAATGTAATTAGCAAAAGTTTTCTCACGAGCAACAAGAGTAACTTCGTACCCTGTCATATCACCCATTGCAGCACCACTATTTGCATTGATTGTAGTTACATCACATCCAAACTCTAAGCCCATCATAAAGAAACTTCCTGATGTTGTGCGAACAATTACTTTAGGATTACCCCAAGCAAGTAACTTAAATTGTTTGTGGTAAATAGAACTCATTACAGGTAGATTCAAAACAAGTGTTTGCTCTACGAATGTAGTACCATTTTCACGGGATGAATTCATCACTTGATTGAAAGTAGATGTACCTTTCAAATCATACTTATAAAGATTTGTAGTTCCGTCAGCATTAACAATAGATGTTATAACATCTTCACTATCTCCACTTCCAAGTGTTACAACACCTAAAGTATCTTCATTAATAAAATAGATAGCATCTAAACCACCTACTGCATCTGTACAAGGTAGAACTCTACCCCAAGAAATATCACAAGCCATTTTTTAAATTATTTAAAGTTTATAAAAAAAGGGTGGCAGATATTCCACCACCCTCGATAATTAATAGGTTAATATTAGTTAGCAGAATTTGTGATTCCGTAAGTAACCATATCCTCAGCCCATCCGTAAGTTGCTCCTGCAGCGAATTTCATAATCACTCGTACATTGTTTGAACCATCCAAATCAGACATATCTAAAACTTTAACTTCCGACAAATCAGAAAGCAAAGAACATCCAAAATAAAGGTTATCTACAGTTGTAGCGATTGCTGTATTAGCAGCCATCCCGTTAGCCATAAAGATTGGAATACCATCGAAAGACAATGCTCCGTTAGCGTACCACATTGTACCTTCAGCATTCATACCATTAGCACCAAGACCTGAAGAACCAAATCCACCTAATGCTCTTACATAAGCCTTAGCGATGTTTTGAGAAACATATAAACGCAAACCTTCTTTTCCGTACAAACGAGCAGGAATAGCATCAACCAAAGAACCTAATTGCGCAATAACGTTAGAAGATGTAACAGTTGTACCTGCTACTTCTTGTGCAGAAGGCAAAGCAGCATCTAAAGCAATTGCAGTAGCGATTCCGTTAAATTCTCCTGCTGTTGCGTTAGCACCTACCCAAATAGTAGATTCCATTTTAGAAGCAACCTTTTCAGCAGCATAAGCGATTAAGTAATCAGCGAATGATTTAGGTAATTGGTCGAATGAAGAATATCCCATCTCCATAGACTGCCAAGTTGAATGGAAAGTCTTTTTACACAAAGTCAAGTTAACTTGGAAATCTTCAGTTTGAAGGATTCTTTCAGTAAGTGTAACTGTTCCTGATGCATCGAAATCACAAGTAGCATCTTTGATAATATCGTCAGTTGCGAACTTTTGAATTACGTGTTTGTATTTAACGTTAGGAATAACTGTAACCCCTCCGTTTTCGATTGTTGGTGCAGACAATAATGCTGCTGCAATGTACTTACCTGCGAATTCACCAGCGTAAGTTGTAGTAATTGATAATGCCATTTTTTTACTTTTTTAAATTAATTGTTTACTATTTTGTTTAATACAGAATCCATTATGTTTTTAGGTCTGTTATTACCATATCGTGTTAATTCGATAGGTTTTTTATTTTCAGGATTAAAAGAGATAGGCTCAACAGCAGGTTCGTCATTTTCAACTACTTCTTTTACTTCTTCTTTTACCTCACTCAACTTTACAAGTTGCTCTTTCAACTCTAAGTTTTCTTTTTTCAATGCTTCAATTTCAGAGAAGAAACTCTCTTTAGAAATTGTCTCAATGATTTTTTTAGCAGTAGGTTCTGATACTTCTTCAGATGCTTCTACTTCTACTTCAATTTCAGGTTCAGGCTGTTCAGTTTGAGCATCTTTGATTTCTTTAATTACTCCTTCTTGCTCGATAACTAATACACGACCATCTTCCAAAACGTGTTCACCAACAGGTGCAGGAACTATACCCTCTTCTGTAACTATTCCAACTGAATAACCTGCTTCAAAACTTTCTGCTTCGATAACAGTTACTCCATCTTGTAGTTTCATCTGAGCAAGTTTTACTTCCATCCCGAGTAGTGTTTTCACTTCGTTAAGAATTTTTGTTGTCTTGTTCATACTATTACTATTTACTTATTTAACTTACTTACAATTCTCTTGTTTCATTTTCGTTAACTATCTCATCAGGTTCGCCTGTTACAAGGCTTCCTAATCCTTGTCCTTTTGACTCCTCTAAATAGTCTTTTAATTGTGGTTCTAACACTTCGCCAAACCCTTCTAATTTTACTTTTTTAGCCATTATATTTGATTTAATAATTCCTTGATTTGTTCTAAAAGTTCTTCGTCTTTTGATAGTCCTAACTTTTCAAGTCCACTAAACATTGCCTCGATTGAGTAACCTTTGTATGTTCCGTCTTTTACTTGTTGCCATACTTTGTCATTATCAATCTTACTCATTACTACCCACTCACCACCTTTAGGATTTAGGTTGTATAAGTTTGACTTATCGTTGCTTGGGTCTTCTACTATCCAACTTTCAATAACAGATACTCCATCCGTGTTTTTCTCATGTTCTAAAGTGAAATTTTGCAGGTTAAGTTGTTTCATATACAATTCTTGAGCCTCTCGTATGGTATCAGCAGAGAAATAAATATTGAATTCTTTGCCTTTCAAAACACGATAAATACGTTTGTCAGGAACTAATGCAAAACCTACTACTATTCTTCTTTCAGAATCGATAACTTTTAGTTCTACCTTTTCAGAAGATAATGCAATAAAGTCTTCTTCAATTGCAGGATTCTCAACGAGTGAAATAGCGAAAACACCATCTTTCGCATCTTCTATTTTTAATTCTACTTCTTGTAACATACTTATATAACTTAATTATAATACACTTGTTTTAATTGCTTTCTGCTCGAGCATTTGAGCAGTTGTTATATCACTCGCAACAACATAGGCTTTAAGTGGTTGTGCAGACAATCCTTGTAATAGTTGCGATGTTTGATTTCCTCCTACTACGTTAAATTGTGGAGTGACAGATTGAGAAATATTATTAGGTGGTGTAGGTGTTTCTAAATTATTATTACCACCATCAAATTGTGTTCTTGCTATGGTTGCTATTTGTAATCCTGCAAATGCACCTGCTAAACTTGCTGCAATACCTTTAATAATTGGTCCACCTGGAGTATCTGCATAAGTTGATAATACTGCTTTAGTTCCATCTATTGTCGCTTGTGCTAAACTTGCAGCTTTTCGTATTTTAAAAGCATTACGTTGTCTTTTAGTATCATTTTTTGAATATTCTTCGTAAAATGATGCAATTGAATTAATAC